CTCGGTTGTTATGAGATTTGTCAATCGTGTTTTTGGGGTCACGTTCTCTTTGGTTGCTCAAACCATTATAAGGGTCACCCGTAAGCTGTCCATAAGGCTACAAAGATCTGTTCTTAGGCGTGATGGCGCTAAGATATTTCCAAGTGGAAGCACAAACAGTTGGATCACCAGGTTTGTCATACTACACTTGAGTGAGGTAGTTACACCCAACCCCCATGCAGTTGGTGATGAAAACTCACAGATTAAGGTCCCGCAAGGGAGTCTACTCGCCTGGTGCTGCGGTGCCGAAGAAGTAACCGCGAGGACTTTAGTGGACGGGACGCGTTATAAAAGATGAGCTAAGTGCATGGCGGCCTCTTCCCACCTCTCACGAGTTTGTCCTCTTGTGAGAATTAAGGTAATTGAGACAAAGAACAAATATTCTAATAAGAAGAAACAGGTTGATCGTACCCAATCTCAGCAAATAGCGGCTCTGAATAAGAAAGTGTCGCAGTTAGCCACGCTAGCTTCTATTCCAAAGAAGGCTAGAAGGAAGGTGCGAAAAGTGTTCCAGCGTCAAGCCGTTACTTCTCGCAACTCCGATCCAGTTATAGCGAGTGTTCAGGCCGCGGTTAGACCTTTTGATACCCCAAAGGGTATTGCTGGTCCTTTGGCAGGGCTCGTTCGACCCTCTCAAAAATTCACCGCCAAGGCAGCCACCTCAGTGTCTATTCCCGCTGGATGTACAATGGTGTTTATGCAAGACGCTTGTATTGCCAGTAACAGCATTTATCCGTCCGTGATACTCGCAGTCCAAACAGCTTCGGGAACTGCCATGTCGGGCCCTTTCAAGTCCTCCACTGTTGGTGACTTGGTGGTAGCCGGTGGTACTTTGAGCCGATTGAGCACGAACACACCTTATGCCGCCACTACGTTGGCTTCAAACTTTGAGTGGCAGTTGGTCGGTGCAGGTTTGAAGTTTTCCTACGAAGGCACCCTTCTTAATCAGTCGGGAACCTTTATGTACTTACACGATCCCGAGGAAGCTTTCAACCAAGGTTGGCCGGATTGGACCGGTAAGGGACCTAGTGATGTGATATCGTTCATAAATACTGCTCATAATGCTATTAGACAGAACATTCTAGAAAAGCGAGTCGTCGAGATCAATTGTATGAGTCCTGATTCAGACACAGCTCGTGATGCTAACCTGATATTCATTGATGGTTCAACAGGTGCAGCCCTTGGAGGGTCCACTTCCACTACTTTTTTCGGTACTGCTCCTGTCGTGTTGGGCTACTTTATTAACTCATCATCGGCTACTATCAGTTTTCATGTTGAGACTATTGAGCACTGGGCCGTGGCATCCCCAACCATACAGGCGTTACATACCGATAGCATCGCTCATCCCATTTTGCACTCACAAGTTGTGAATTTCCTCGGTAGTGCCAGGCAGATGCATGCCTCCAAGCCCAACTCAGACCATGTCGACGTTATGAGAACAGTTAAGAAGGGCATGGGGTCTCCCTTAGGTCACGAACTTATCAACACAGCCCTTACGGCTGCGTTAGCCTAAAGCTGTCGATATTATCCAGCACTGCCTCACAGCTTGGCATTTTTTGTGCCGCTGTGTGTGCGCTTGTGGTTTCAACAATGAAGCCCCGCCCTTGCCATAGCTTAACAGCACTTAGGGCTTCCATCTTTACCTTTTTAACCCGAGAACCCGGCGGGTATACAAATTTCAGGGATGTGTAGCTGATGAGCCTAGTCAGTTAGTATGCGAACCCAAGAGCCCGGTGGGTATATAAATTTCAGGGATATTAATATAATTTGATGTTGATTTTAATTTATTATATGTGTTTTATGTCGTATTTTTGTGTCGTATATTTTGTATGTTTTACGGGGAAAACACACAGGTGACACCTTCATCGTCAACATCTCCTACCTTTGAAAAATGAATCACCAGAAGAGTCAATATATTCAGAAGCAGGGGTGCCAACATGGAGACACGGATAAGATTTGCGAAGTTGGAGGTTATAGCATGAACGAAAACAAACCGGATGCTGTAAAGGCTATAGGACCGGAGAAGTGCTATGTACACAATGGATCGATCGTAGGAAGGCAATCAGGAAAGAAAAACCTGATCGGGGCGTCTTTGATAAGAGATGGCCACATTTTACTTCCTTTTGATTCCCGCCATGGCGTCAGCGACGTAGAGGTACCCCAAGAGGTAGATGACAGAGGTCGCCTCGCCTCTGAGGAAGCTTTAATTGAGAAGGACTGGCTTGTAACCAGTTGTAACTGCCCCAGGATTCGAGCTGGAGCGACTACGGAACACCCCCCCGTAGGCATGCGTCATCGAAGTCGGTTGCAAAGTACCGACAATGTGAGCTCACCACGACATGAGTTTACACAATTAGATGTTGTTAACAATGATAACTCGGCTATAATACCATGTAGGGATATTTGTCCATCTTCAGTACATCGCATTGAAGATGATATTGAAATTGATTTTGGGTATAAGCCCGTTTATACAACGCACCTAAATCAGGAAGCTGTAGCTAAGTTGCATGTGTGTTTACGCTACAATAAGGTGATAGCACAAATTAAGCGTTTACAGAGCCCTGGTTTAAATGGTGAAATCACATTCAAACATGGAGTTGATCCTGCCGAGGAAATCAACAACACTAATAAACGCGCAAATAAGGAGGCAAAAACATCCTTATTTCGTAAGCCAGTTTTGGCACAACGCAACAAAGACAATGCAGCGCGTAGGGTCCACACTAAAGACCTTGATAAAGACATTGTTAAAGAGGAGGAAAAACAACCTAACATCGTACGTAAGGTTGTATTGTCTCTTGGTTTTGGAGAACCTTCATTATTTGTTCGATCTAATGGACTTGGTAGTTTTCAAGTTTCTGATTCACTCCGTGAAGAAGAGGAATTAAAAACCCCAGGTCAGTTGGGTCATTGGATCTTGAGCAATGATGGGTTCACCTATCGATATGGTAAAGGGCTCAATATGAATCCATTACCTGATCTTATTATAGATAGAGAGATTAGGTCGTTTGAGTATATGGATTACGCTGGAAATAAGGTTACCAAAGATAAGACTAGGCATGTAGTCTTTTTACCTTTCTTAAAGTTACTACAGAAGGTATGGCAATCTCCAGAGTATGGGCTTAGCAGGGAAACTGCTATACGTAATTACGGTCAAAAAGCATTTGCTGAAAGTTGCTCCACAGTGGGTGGATTGTACTATGAAGAGTTGCAGCGTTTGTTTGAGAGCACTATCAAATATTTTATATTCCTTTGGATAGCCAAGTGTCATAAAGTTGACTTGTTTGGAAATAAAAATCCTTTGGTTAATGATCATAATGTGTTTAAAACAGCTTGGTATAACAACTATGAGATAGAACAAACAGGTACTTACATAAAGATGAATGTAACACCCCGGCACCTACCTAGAGAATTTGGCAAATACAAATTTAAGACTAAACCAAATATACAGATTCAGTTGAATAGAATTGATCCGTCTGGTAAGAGAGTTTCTATTTCAACAGATGAAGACACTATTTTAGAAGACTTAGTTGGTTTTTCATACAACCCTAAGTATAGTGTGGCTGGTTTGGAGTTGTCACGTAATTATGTCTCAGTCGGTTTAGATGTAGTCCCTTGCTGTTGGGACAGGTCAGATACGTCTGATACTAGATCATACCTCGATGTATCTCAAAACGCCTATTAGGTGCCAGGGATGATGAACGAGGTTTATGGCTAAACCAACAGCGTTGGTTGTGCGATGTTTCTAACAAGCACGGCCTATTACCAAAGGATATATACCAAGAGTTGGGTGTAAAGGTGGAGCAGTGTAAACTGGAATGTAGGTTAGTACAGGACCCGTATTATGGGGATTTATCCCCTATAGGTCCTGACGTGGTGTACTCGGTTGATGATAATGGATCTTTTAAATCGACCTCTTGTACTGGGCACCATGGTATTCACACTTATTCTTTATACACTAGGAATATTGAGCATTATGATTATACCCGGTCATTAATTGACAGCGGGTTTGCCGTAACCAATGAGTATACATACCAGAGTGAAGCGATATCTCCGGTGATGGACGTCATAGATCAATTGTTATCTGACACATCCAGGTGGGCCCCTGGGAGAGTGTCAGATTTTATGAACACTACAGTTGAGAACATAAAAGACGGTGTTTTCTCTTGGTACGCTCAATTTTACTCCACTTACATCAATAGGGAGACTTACGCTAATTTGCCTGGTCCTAAGAGACAACTTAGGCAAAGAGTGTTAGAGGGAGTGCGCTATGCGCCCAAAACCGGATTTAGTGAACCCGTAGCTAAACTGAAAGACGAGATTGACAAATCCAATCCTGAGAAGCCTTCTAGGATTTTCGTGTCATATGGAGATGAATCGTCTTTCTTGGATCCTGCCTTAATAACGATAGTTAAGAAGCGTTTGCAAGGTCGTATCACACGGTCGTACATGGTGGGAGGTCGCAAGACCACTATTGATTGCTATGTTTTTACCACTCCGAAAACTACGGAGTTAGAAACTTTTTTTCAAACACTTGATAGACATTGATAGAACACCAGATACTATTGTATTTGGATGTTTTTCTGATGATAGTGTAATAGCATGGAATTTACCGCAAGGAATTGGTTATGCAAATGTGGATATATCATCTTGTGACTCATCTAATGGTCCTCTGATTTTTTCCTTGGTGTATATGATGTTAGCACAACTGGATGAAGAATCCGCTAGGTGTTACATACAGCAATGCCATAAACCAATTCTCTGTCGGAACCCACAAGATTCCAATCAGTGGTTTAAGATATTATTTCCCACGTGTTTCGAGGGTTCCGGTACTTCCCTCACGACCTTACTCAACACCGTAGCATCAGTTTTGATATGTTTTGCTACTATTGAAGTGTTGATGTCAAGTCCTAATCTTGACATGGAGGCCGCAATACGTCAGGGTGCGGCCTTAGTAGGTCACAAGGTTACCGTTGAGCACTGCCGTGACAGTACCGGCAGTTATGTACCAGAGAAAATACAGTTTCTCAAATACTCGCCTATTCGGACTACCGAAGGTAAGTACATCCCATCTAGGAATTTAGGATGTATAGTGCGAGGGTTAGGAAAACTATTTGGCGATTTGACTCCTGATATGATTGCCATGACTCCAGCTGAATTCCGAACTACATCAGCGGCGGAGAAGTTCCACAGGTACATCAGCGGAGTGATTATGGGTTTGAAAAATGAAGCGAGCCATCCTTTGCTAAGTGGCTTGCGGTGTAACTTCACCCATACCAATATAATGATTCAACCCACTTTTGTGGAGGCGGATGGTTGCTACTCCTCCCAGACATTAGAATTGGAATCACTGCAGAGAAGATACCCGATCGACATCGAAAGTCTCATACAGATGCATATAATAGCTACAGAATTACGTTTAGGCAGCGTAGTTCACAGCGAAGCATTATCCGAGACATTGGTTGTAGACTACGGTTTAGAAAGACGAGAGGCTAGCCCAACTCTCGGAACTTTCGAGAATTCTGGCGTTACATTACGCACCTCTGCTTAACCGCTCCCCCTCCAGTCCC